CAATGCCAATGGTGGCCAAAGCGGCAGTAACTTTAGTCTTACCTTTGTCAATGCTGTTTGGATTCAAATCTTTGTACTGCTTTTCGAGGTTTTTACGAGCCGCAAGTTGCTTGATTTCAATGTTACTCATAGCGGATAACGGCTTTTTGTTGATTCGTTTAGCTTCTTTTGAATCTTTTGATTCTCGAGGCGAAACCGATTTGCGTTTGCCGTTTGAGTTATATGCGCCTGAACTGTTTTTACGCTTTCCCCATTTCATGCCGGGTACGCCGTAATGCGCAATGAATGCATCTACGTTTTCGCTCATAACTCCTCCTTTCTTGGGTATATAAAGCACTATACTAATAATGCCTTTTCGGTAAGATATAAAGCTTGGACTTGTTGTGGCGTAAGCGCCGTACCCCAAACACGAAGTTTAGAAACACGACCAGTCATGTAGTTACCAATTCCAGCCGACATAGTTACTCCGCCAACAGTAAAATCACAAGGTTTGTTGTTTAAACCAAGACTAAACAAATAAGGATTCTTGTCATAAGTTTTACCTTCGCCAGTAGGTGCTGCCGGTTCTGTGTAATTCTTGTAAGAAGAGCCTTTCCCGTCTAAGTACGAAATTGCTTGTGCACCATCATAGGTACCAACATAGAAATGCCATTGGCCCCGAGTTATAAGTTCTAATGAGCATGAGTAATCACGAGAATATGGAAGGTTAGGTGAAGCCCCTCCCAATTTAGAAACGTGCATACACACTGAATCATTACCTCCATAAGTAGCAAGGTCGTAAAAGAGCCCATATGCTCGACGAGGATCAGCGTCATCTTCTTGCCAGCATCCGCCAACAAATCCGGCGTTTGTGTCCGTGGCATAAACCCAAGCTGCCACAGTAACCAAGTTACTGGTAAGCCCAATGTTTAAACGACCAACGTTTGCTGCCGCCAGACTAAGATGGCTTGCTCCGGGGAAACTTGCTGCGTAGCCCCAAGGTGCAGCTATGCGTGTAACAGCCGTAGTGCCAACGGAGGAAAGTGGAAGATCCCCTGCGGTGGACAAGAACGGTGCAGCAGTTTCCCCGAAAGCCCATTCAGCTAGCGGAGTTGGAGCTACAGCTTTTTGAACCATCTTAGTGATGTCCACAACTGATGATCCAACTCTCATTTTGATGCTACCAGCTGTGTATGGCAAACTCGCCTCCTAAAGTGCGTACTTACTTGTCATGGCTGAGACAAACGCGGTTCTTTCGTCTACAGTAAGTAAACGGTTGTACATTACAAACTCGTAAACTTCCATGTTAGCTAGGTTAGCCAGTGAACTGTTAGCGCCAAACCTAAGTCCGGTTCTGGCAGTTGTTCCAGCGTTACCTACAGGACCAGATACGGTACCAACGTGTTGCTGTGAAGATGCGCCGTTAAAGTCGTTGACCACAACGGTTCGAAGAGTACCCGCAGTAATGCCAGAACTCAACGATGTACCAGCGTGCATGTTCCATTGACTTGTGGATGACAAGTTTAAGGTATGCAAACCAGAGGATGTGCCAACGATGGTTCGAGAAGCTGAAACAGCCTTCATACGAACAACAATTGCTGACGTGTTGATTGCCGGACCATTCATTGCTGCACCAAGGTAGTCGTCAACGCCGTCAAATGTGACAAACGCTCGTCCATCCAATGTGCTTTTTACAGGTTGAAGTCCGGCCGTTGTTTGAGCCATAGCCAGTCCACCTGAAACCTTGTTAGGCCAAGAAGCTACTGCTCCATCTACCAGATCTGATGCTACATAATGCGCAACAAGTCCTGACGTAGGCGGAGCATATACAACTGCACCATTAGGGTTTGCCCAGATATCAGAAGCTAGCCAATTCAGAGGTTGAACTGTGCCGATCCAAATTAAAGAGCCTTGAGTTGTAGGTCGAATAGCTGACGCGTTGGATCCGTGCTCAAAAGTTGTTAATGTACCACTTGTAGAGCTTGCTGCACGCAAAGATTTTACCTGCGCACCTATTTCTTGGAATGCTAAATCAAGCTCTTCCTGAACCGTCACGCTACTGCCGTGAGAAAGGTGGTCTTATAGGAGGTAGCAGTGTTGCCAAACGTAACAAGCGACAAGGCTCCGGCGTTTGCGTTAGCCTGAGCTTTTTGCAAAACGGTAAGCGTCTGAGCAATATCAAAGCTGAGCTTAGTACCAACCGAAGTTGTAAGCGCGGCAATGGCGTTGTCGTCGTTGAGGTCTGATGCTACAAGAAGATCAGCAATTTCCTTGAGTGTGTCGATGGTGGTTCCGGCACCGCCAAGAATATCCGCTTTCAACGAAACAGCACGTGCTTCGATGGACGAGTTGGTCTTGGACGAGGAATATGCGGTTGTAGTACTGGGCGTGGTGTCATTGATCTGAGCACCAGCGTTTGCCGTTTTGGCGTTTACCTCGTTGATGGCCAATACAAGATTGGTTTTCTCCGTGGTTGTGAGGTTGGCAAGAATACCAATGAGGGTTTTCGTTGCCTTGATCTGTGTGCCTACTTCGACGAAGGCGAGATCAAGTTCTTCCTGAATAGTTGCCATTATGCCAATCCGTTTCTAAGGTATGTGACAAAGCGCCCGGAAGCAACAACGTCATAGGTGGGGTGCGGGGTTGCGTCTGCAAGATGCGCCACCAATAACGGCTCAGCAGCAGAAACTGGGTTAATAAGCAGATAGTCTTCAACGGCATCCGCAATCTGTATGGCGTCTAATTCACTGCCGTTAAGATTGCGGATGAACTCCATAGCCATTAGACATTCTTCCAGACATCTCCGGTAGTCAAGTTAATACCCAAGGCACCAACAGGAGCTTCTGGAGGAAAGTCGTTTAGTCCCGTAAGGTTCCACAACATAGTATCTTGCGAAAGTTCGGGGAAAGGTTGAAGTACAGGTTCTTTATAGCTGTCCGGATATACAACTATTGGATCGACGGCCACTTGAAGGCGCCATTCCAACTCAGTAGCGCATTTCTCCATTGCAGCAATACCAAAAGAGGTTGCCGGCGGGTCAAAGAGAATACGAACCTTAAGATATACGTACGTCTTGACCGAATTAAGCTTTGGTGTGACACCTACGTAATTGGTCCATGTAGCAACACTGTCTGAAATCATGAACCCGTCGGCTGGGCCAACACCAAGTTGATTAAGGGTAGATAATGTTGAATTGATGTGCATGATTAGGTCTATATCAAAAGCAGTATATGAGGTATCAAACCCAATAGCTTTTTTGACCGAGTCAAGAATACTGTCTGTCACTTTGCTGCACCTCCTTCTTGGTGTTGGTTACCATAGTCGTGTATCACCAGCGCGCCGCTCTACAAGTGGTTGTGCTAAGAGCGACGCATTGCCGTAATGAATTGCGTTGTGGGTTTTGTGGGTTGTAGTAATCAAAAATTCAGGGTCAAGAATATCAACTCTGCCTTCTTCAATACTTTCAGCGGTCATTGGATTCATGTGATGGATAATGACTTTGTCAAATATCTCATAACCTTCAATGCCGAGGTCCATACCCAAGTCTCGAGCAATGACGTGCACTCGAACTTGTTTCCACTGTGTTGATGTGTAAAATTGTTGGTTGATGTAACGATCAAAGCCAAAGGTTGATTCGCCAACGGCGCCTTTGAGTTTTAGATACTCATACCGATCTTCAAAAGTGTAAAGCCGGCGCAGTTGCGAATAAGATCTACTCATCGTAATCTGGTTCTTGGTCTTTACCGCTGTATTCACGCATTGCGTTAAGCGCTTGCTTGTACATCTCTTCAACCCTTGCACCAGACGCGATAGCTTCGGCTTTAGACTTCAAGAGTTCGTTTTCACGAGACAACTTTTCTTTCTCAAGTTGCTCGCGCATCGTCCCCAGTTTTAGAAAATGGGTGATGACCTGTGAAGAAGCTGTTCCTTCAAGAATTTGTCTTTCGGCAAGCCCAACAGCAAGTGCTACCATTTGGTTTTCTCGTGCCTGCGGCGTAGTAGCCGGTGGACGCTTTGGCTTTACTTGAACTGTTGGGCTTGCGGGCTTCCGGGAAGGAGGCATAATAGATCACCTCCAGTCGGTAGGGTGTTGGGAAGGGTGGTTAGTCTCTTTCAAGACCGAGAGCAAAGCAGGCCCACGAAAGACCTTCGGGACGACCATCGCGAATACCACCATTTTGATAGTAATCGCCGAAAGCTATCCCATAATCCTGAATTCCGTAAGCACCTCCACGTTCGAGCTTGCCGTCAAGTACACCAACAAACTTCTTAGAGAAGTTGAGAGTCTCTTGCACTGCAATCTCAAAGACACGCTGAGGATCGCCATCGTTGTTGTAGCTTTGTGGCAGTCGGCCCTTGAGCTGAAGACCACGAACCACACGCTTGGCAAGTTCACCGGTTGGAAGACGAATAGCCCAGTCATTGCCGGAGCGAAGAACCGGACCAACCGAACCAGTCATGTGTACTGGTGCCGGCGCAGGTGCAGGAGCAGGAGCGGGGGCGGGAGCAGGTACGAGAGGCGAAGCTCCGGGAGTAAGAATGGAAGCAGCCCAACGCTCAAGAGCGGCAGACACATTGTTACCGGGAAGCCCAACGTGAGTTCCTGTGTATCCAAAGTGGTCGGCAAGATCATGAAGACCTTCGCCATACACTTCACCGGGAACGCCGTCTACGACATACCAGCTTGGCAAGAAGTTTGCACCCTTGAGCCAAGACTGAATACCGCGTACCGACATTTCTCCAAAACGGCCATCCCTATCGCCTCGGTAAAGACCAAGTACGGTAAGTGCTTTCTGAACAGCCAACTGAGCAGCAGTCGTAAGACCGTAAGCGTAGTTGACTCCAGCAGGTGCAGAAGGTATTGGCGTGATTGATCCGGCACCAGTTGAGGATTCAACATTCTCAGGAGCAGTGGCTCCGCCGCGAAGAGCTTGCGCGCGAGACGTGACCAAGTCAAGGTCCATGCCTCCGGGACAAGCAGTTGCGTAAGATGCGCCGTGAATGGTATAGACCTCACGGTGTCCAAGAACAGTCCAAGTGTGACGAGGACCGGAACGGTGAGGCCACCATCCTTCAAGCTCTGACCAATATGCTACAGCCTTGGCAAGAGACCAGTGTGACGCGTCAGATATGGTCCAGCCAGAAACAGACTCGTTACAAGTCTCAATTGAGCGGAGAGCCGAGTCCCAATATGCACTGGACAAAGACCAAGCTCGGTAATGCTCGTTCGGCATCATCTGCTCAAGAAGATCGTCCTTGGCAATGGCACTTGAAGAGACCTGCTTGGCACCCATCACGAGACGACGAAGTCCAGAAAGGTTGGTCATTGCTCCGTGATGAAGACAGACTCCTTTGCGGGCAACATTCTGTCTGATGGATTTGTTCGGTGTGTTGTGAACGGCAGTCCACGGTGCTTGCGACATGTTACTTGCCTTCCTTGATCTTTTGGGTGACTCGAGCGTAGGTAACGGGGTCGTGGTTCTTTACGAACGCAAGAGATTCTGGCGAACGGTCGGTTCCGTGATGTCCGTCGTACACATCTGAAGGATCAATGGCACGAGCAATCAACGCGCCAACTTCCGCTTCGCGATCTGCTTCTGTTTTGTCTGACATGTTGTGCCTTTCCGTATAGTTATTTTGTGGACTAGATGCTTTCGGGTGAGTACACCAAGACATAATGTCTGATTAGGACACTTCTTGAAAGGAGAAGGGCTGATGAAACCCGTTTGTTCTGTCTTGATGTACTCGCCGGAAAGCACCGAGAGGGTATTGATGGGGTCAAATATCCCGCCGGGGGTTTTTTGAGGAGGGCGGCGATGCATAGGGGGGGTGATGTTTGCGAGACCCCCTCCCCCCTACACTTTGAAATTGAAATTAAGAAACTTTTTTAAGAACCTTACGATAAAGTCCTAGGGCGTTCTCTTTTACAATCTCTTCGATCGCTTGCTCTAATGCTATGTCTTGATCGGCCTCTGACATCTCTTCAGAAGTCTTGAGAACTCGAGCAAGGAACGAGCACGTGTGATAGCCAGCCAGTTCATCGAACGCATACCACTCTTCGAAAGCAGTGAAAGGATCATGCGGATTGTCAGTAGTGGTGAGCATGTGTTGATCAGTAGCCATTGTCTATCCTTCCCTTCATGCTAACGAATCATTGAGTGTGCTAGTGGGTACGCCTAGTGCATCAGCTACCTCTGCCTGTGTGTAGCCATTACCAATCATGCCCTTAGCACGGGCGACCTCAGCTGTTGACATACCTGTAGCGGTGCGGGGTGTGGCCAACTCCTTTACCCTATCAAGGTCGGTGTTCTCCAAGATAGAGTTGAGGAAGTTAGTACTAATAGCCCCTGCTTGTATAGCTTCCCATTCAATGGGGGAGATGTCGATCCTCTGTTTAAGGGCGCCTGTTCTAAGGCGGGCCCCTTGTAGAGCCATGCTCTTGACCTTCTTTAGCTCATCTGCATCCATGTCGGGCGATGCCTGACGCTTAGCTGCAATGGTGGCCCCTGCCAATAGCTGGGCCTGCCGTTCAATGGGCTTGTTCATGAGGGCTAGGTTTAGCTTGGCCTTAAGTGAATCAAACTCGGTGATGTACGTTTTTTTAGCGGACGGGGAGTAAGGTGTATCTTTTGTCTGTAGCGCAGACTTCCTTGCTGTGTTACCCATAGCCTTAAGACGATTAGCATGGTCAGCGTACACTCTCTCCATAGGCTGCCCTGAGGAGAGGGTATGTGCATCACTGGTTTCTGCTATCTTCACAGAGTCAGTCTTGTTAAAGACTACCTTGTCAGGGGCGGTTCTTTCGACACCCTTGCTGTTTACAGTGGTCTTGCCTTTTCTTACGTATGACTCACCAGTCTCTGTAAAGCGCTTCTCACCTGTGTTGATATCAATTGCACCACCATCTCTAGAAGAGCGGGGTTTGCGCTTGAGTACCGTTGTTTGTGAGGACGCCCTTGAAACGATGGTTGACGCGCCACCTCTAGCTGACCCTTGGTATTTAACCTTGAGTGCAGCAATGTTGTGGTCTATAGCAGACTGCTTGTAGTTGAGCTTGTGCTTCTCAGAGTCAATGACCACCATGGAGTGGCGTACAGCACGAACAATCTCGCCTGTGTTAGCTCCACGAATAGTCATATCAGTAATCAGGTTGGAGATATTACCCATCTGATGCTGAGTCCCACGAGAGTCCATCAACTTCATTCCCTCAAACTGTTTATAGTCAGCTTTGGGATTAAAGTTCTGCAATCCTTTTAGAGGGGGGGATGTAGAAATGGAACGGCTGTTGTTAGGAATAACCAACACTGTATCGCCATCAAAGTCTGCACCTGACAGCTGTTCCGCAACCTTGGGACTGATGCCGACAGCATCCATAGCATTACCCAAAGCGTTTCGTGCATTCTTGTGACGGTTATTTACTGTGAGTTCAGGGATTTCAAACTTGCCACCGTGTGGGTGACGAATAAGAACCACTCTTTCGCCATCACGATAGTTAGGCGCATAGATCTCAGTATCAAGCATATCCGTAACAGGAAGGATAACGTGTGTCTTTGTACGAGGAAGGCCAGCAGCTTTAAGGTGGATAGACGAAGAGTCTGCTCCATCTGCAAACGAATTAAGCAATTTCTTTTTAATCGCTGGGTTCGTAAGAGCCATGATTTTATCGTACTCGTTTTTTCTGATGTCATAGCCAAGGCCAAGCTGCTGTTTAGCAAGCGCGGGACTCTGCTTAGATATCATCTGAGAAGAAAGCTTGTTCGACCAGCCATGCCAGTCACCTTCTTCATAAACGATGTTCAAGGCGCCTTTTTGGCCACCCGGTTTGATCTGTGAACCGAAAGGGTTATCCGGATCAATGGATCCATCTTTAAGCGTCTTCATGGGCTTCAAGGTGTCAAGCTTTGCTACTGTGTTGCTCTTGTTTGTGTTGAATCGAATATCAATCCCATCAGGAAGATCGTCTGCGTAGACGGCCATACCTTTCAGATAGTGAGATCCATCAACACCAATACGAACCTGTGCATAGCGAGACTGACCCATGTCAAGATCAGGAGCACCACGACGAACTTCAATCACGCCGTCCATGTTAGTTCCGCCATCCTCATCATAACGAATCATGAGGCGCTTGGAGTCAACATTGTTAACGGGCTTGAGGCCAAAGAAACTAGCACCGTCGTTTTCGCTATACTTTGCGATTGTGCCAATCTTGTCTTGATTGTTAACTAACTCTTTGAACGTGGTGTCTGGTCCAACAAGTACTTTCATCTTGGTGAACTCGCCAGTGCCCTGCTGCTGCACGTTAATCTTATGAAGCTGATATCCTTCATCTTTGAGCATAGCGACGGCAGTCGACAGTTTAGTGCCACTCACACCCATGTGGTTCTCTGTTCCAACGCCGACATCAAGATACTTCTTAGATGCGACTTCGTCTTTCAACATGTTGGCAGTAGTGAGCAGACTGTCGTTACGTTCTTTTGTTCCGGGCGCAAGCAAGTTTCTGCCCATCTCGAGGCCAATAGCAATGTTTGACATACCCGTGTCAGCAAGTCGAGTTGCTTGAGATATATCAGCAGCCTTGAGCTGGTTCTTTGCAATCGAGTTCACAGCACGCAACTGAGTAGTTGTCATGCCCAAACCTTCAGCAATTTGTGTAGGCGTCATACCGGATTTGCGAAGGTCTTCCACATAATCGATAAACGCTTTGTTGTTCCTCTGGTTAGGGTTTGTGCCCGACCCCCAAGGATATCGCCCAGACTTGCGAAGGACACCTGAGTGAATAAGAGCTTCTTCATGCGACATTGTCATGCAAAGGCCTCCGCTTTCAGATCGTCGATTCGTTTGTCAAATGTTACAATGCGGTCCATGATATGAGTAAGTGTGTCCACATCAGGAACAGATATAACTACATCATCGTTCTGGTAGATGCGCAACTCAATGTCAAGAGCAGCAGGCTTGTATCCATACTCGAGACAAAAGAATGCCACATAGATCTCTAGCTGTCGCATAGAGGTCGGAGTAACACCAGTCTTAAGATCGTGAATACGAAGCATGTTGTTTCTAAAAGCAATTGCATCTGCCGTACCAAAAGCGTTGTCTGAATAATACAGAACTTGCTCTGGCTTCATACGAAACCCAATAGCGTCATTGACGTACAGGTTTATGGTCTTGCGTGAACGAGGAAGTTTGATACCGAGCTTGATAGCCTCAGAAGCAAACTCATGAAGCTGCGTACCTTTCATCGCGGCGAGCGCGGTGCGATATGTAGCGTCAAGCTTTTCGTCGTCATAGTTTGACCAGTGATACTTACTAGCACTTAAGAACGCGTGCCTACCTGCGAGATCGAAATGAGTATTGAAGTTCATCGAGAATAGCCTCTTTGTTTTCTGGACTGATGAATGCGGCGAAGGACATGTCATTAAGTGTGTTGACATAGTACTCTTGGTTGGGTCGCTTAATAGCAAACCATGATTCTTTACACTCGAGCATTGCCCAGCGATTCTTATACAGAACCAAGAGGTCAGGAATGCCTTGCAAATAGTTCGGATCGTTTTTCAAAATCATACAACCCGGAAACAGTAACTTAATCTCCTTGATCAAATCACTCTGAAATTTGCTTTCTAGCATTCTCGCCTCCTTTGCAGAAAATTAAAAAGTGAGATGGAGCAATTATAGCGATGATCTTCTACTCCTCTATTATAAGCCGTGTTTTTCGTGCGTGGGCGTTTTGACGGCTTGTTTGGACAATATGGACGGATCCTGCTTTGTGTGTGATTCATGTGTGATTTCCCTTGATTTTGTCAAATGGCCAAAAGCCCACTTTTAAACGTGTTTCACAACTCTCTGGGTAATACAATATTGTATCTACTATATATATAGATTATTGTCGCGTAGAGATAGATCGGAAGA